AGCATAAATCATAAGCTCAACTAATCTAAGTCCTACATGTAATTTAACAGGTGTACTCCATTCTTCCCATCTCATTACCTCATCACGCTTAGCGCTCTCTCTTAGTTTTCTTCTTTTGTAAGTGTAGTTAAAACTTCTTTTATCTAAATCTTGTTTAACTGTTTGGTACAAATCAGGATTTAAAAATTTAAAATTTCTAAGACTAATCTCAGTTTCAACTTTACCGCCCAATGATATGCACGTTGCGGTTAATGGTTTGTATTGTGTAATTGTATTGATTATGTGTTTACCAGTAATTAAAGCTAATATTTCAGGTTCTACTTCACACATTTTTAGGAAGGCAATAGATGGTTTACCTATTGTTTTTTTAGATTGTTCTTCTACCCATTCAGCAATAGCTTTTGCTAAAGGTCTTATAGTGTTTGCTACCATTACTTTCCCGTAGCTAGTAACACTTTCTTCTTCTCGTTCTATATGAGATTGAAGCCTTTTATTAGTCCTATTAGAACCTAAATTCCTCATCTCTTTTTCATGGTCTACTTCATCTTTATAAGTAGGCATGCTCTCAATCAGTCTTGCCATATGTCTAACTCCTTAATTATCTGTGGGTTATGTTTATAATATCTACTATGGGAACCTTAGTCAGGCTCCCTAGTAGTAACTTGAACTTCATTAGTAATAGCTAATAAAGGCGGTTGTTTTGAACCTAGTATTTTCTCAATAAACGTAGCCGCCTTCATTGCAATTTGATTTGGTGTTAATGCATCATAAGCTTCTAAAGACTGTGTCTTTTGTAAAAACAATATGATTTTCTTTTTAAGCTCCCAGTTAACATGTACATCTTTGTATTGTTTAAGCTCACTGTTTCGCAATAACACTGTATTTCTTAACTCAGCCATATCCTCAAACCAACCAGTAACTTTAGTTTTTAAAGATATAAGCTCAGCTTCTAACTTATTATTTTTATCTATTAGATGTTGTATTTGTTCTTTGTCTGTCATTTTTATTAGCCTCTTGTATTTGTTTGATTTGTTTACCGCTTAGTCTAGTTGACATTGCAAACGGATTAATAGTATCAGCATTTTTATTATGTGTATTATTTTCTTTTAACGTAAAAATAAGACCACAAACAACGCCGCCTAGTATTATTACTTGCCCTTGCAATGGCAATTCCATAAATAGTTCAATCATAGTTATCCTTTGGTTATAGTTGATTGTAACAGACTAAAGCCGGATATACCGGCTCTAGTTTCGCTCAGTAAGAGCTCATCAGTGTTACTCGTACCTTCTTTGTTTTATGATAACATTTACTTCAATTTCAACGCCATCATGCGCTTCGTCAAGCTCAGCAACTAAAGGTATTAATTTTTTAAAACGTATACCTTCATCACTGTTAAGACGCACTATTGTATATCCGCCTTCATATTTATCTTTTTTTTCATTCCATTTATCACCTATTACTTGTACATCATATTTGCTTATATGCATATTAGTTACCTCTTATTGTTTGTTTTAGTTTAATAAACTTAGCATCTATGTCAGCTTGTTTAATCTCGCTGTCAAATTTGCTACGCTCAGCTTTTATATCAACACCCGCCGGCTCATCAATTCTAAGACCAGAATTATTAAACCATTTACCAGTACTTGTTAAAAAGTACTTAGATTTAACTTTTTTAATCTTACAATTTTCTATAGTGCCGTCAGGTTTTAACAGATACGGTGTTTTATTAAACGCCATATATATCCTATCAACCCATTTATCGTTGATAAAATTAGATATTACTACATTTGGCATTTAATGACCCGCCTTTGTATAATATCCGCCGTTTAGTCTATTACGTACAGCTAATCTTTTATTTCTAAAGGCTTCTTCTTCAGCCAATTTTTTAGCATGTAAATAATTATATATTATTTTATATATCATATTCATATACATCCTTTGTTTGTTTGTTTACTGATAAAAAACTCGCCGTCTAGTCTGTAGTGAGCTCATCAGTCACCGCGTAACGGTGAGACAAGGCGCCTGAGGTGTGCGCCCTGTTTCGCTCTGTGTTTATTATTATATTTTTAACAATTGTAAACTGTCCGGCAACATCTCATCAAATTTTATAATGTCCGGTACAGTGTCTGTCTTTGGTCTAATATAACTTGAGTTTAACCAGTATTCACGTTCAACGCCGTAAATGTCTTTAAGTTTTTGAAAGTCAGCATAACTTAAACGCTTCTTTTTAGCTTCAGGCGTGCCGCCGTCAATCCATGTTAAGTGACGCCCAGTAGTAACAGACCAGACATTCTCACACACATGCAACACGTTAAACGGGTCTTTAATAGCTACAGGCGTCACGTATGAATAATAAACTGTTACGCCGTTTGAGACACAGCTATATAGATTTTTAGTACTTCTTAAATAGTGTTTTTGTAATGACATAATCATCCTTTGTTTGTTTGTTTGTAGTTACTTATGTAACAGACTAAGCGGCAAATTTGCGCCGCTCAGTTTCGCTGAATAACAGCTCATCAGTGTTACTTAATATTAATTATATTAGCCTTGTTATTAATAGACAAATAAACCGCTTCTTGTTTGGATAGTTTGCCGTATTTCTTAACTAAGTTTTTTAAAAACAATCTATTCTTAGAATTATTTTTAAAGGCTGTTTGTATAATTTTAACAGGCTCAGCGTATAATTTGCCATCATCACTAACCCATGAGCCGGCGCCGTCATATGCTGTACAGCCGCCAAACTGTGCGCATAATTCTTTTTGAATTAATAACGGCGCTTTTAATTTAACGCCGTCATTGTCATTTATTGGGAAGTTAATTTGTGCAATATCCATTTAAATCCATCCTTCCTGAGCCGCTTCTCTAAGCATCTCAATTTTTTTAACTCTGTCCTTCTCTTTAGCATAATTTGCTAAAAAAGTCGCTTTGTTAACGCTGTCTTTAAACTTATCCGCTTGATTTTGTGTTAATATAGCTTTTATAGCTTTTATTTGTTTTACCATATTATAACCTCAGTTTGTTTGTTTCGCTGTTACTGACAGCTCATCAGTCATAGTAAATACTATGAGACAAACAAAGTTAGCAAGGCTGTGAGCGTTAACGCTAGCTCTATTCGCTATCTTGCTGACCGGACTTTCCGCACACCTTAGAGACTTACTTGCCCAGATGAAACCTAAAAAGGTCGAAACCGTGTGAGGCGGTTGATTTTTGTATGTAGATAAAAACCAGTAAAAATAAGTATTAATAACCTTATAAACTAAAACAATTATATTGTCTTATGCTATGTTTGCATAACAGCTATGCATCATATGCATGACTAGAAAAAAACAGACACTACTTAATAATGTCTATTCTTAGTAATTACTATAAGTAAGTACATACACACAGCACACCTAAGTATAGACCTAAGTATAGACCTAAGTATAGACCTAAGTATTACCCTAAGTATACCCTGTGTATATACTACCTACTACTACTACCTATACTATACACATAGTGTGTAAACCTTTGTTTATATCTTATACGGGTACCTTAGTCATAGCCGTGTGTATTCTGTGTGTATGGCTCGGTGTATGCTTTGTGTATGCTATGCGCCTGTACGTGGCTGTATGGCTGTGTAATGGCTATGTGTACCCTGAACTAAAAAAACAGACTAGCTCTAAGGCACGCTAAAACAAAAATTAACCCACAGCCCGCCTGTGTTGCCTTTGGTTTACCCTTATATAGTACTTATAGCCGCCATTTAGTTATTACTTAGGGGTCACCGCCGCCGCATTTACTAAGATATACACGGGGGAAACGCCGGTTCGTATATACGATATACCCCCTCATATTTTTTTACCAAATATTAAGGTACCCGTATAAGATAAAAACTAAAAGTTACAGCTATGTGTATATATACTTACTTACTATCACTAAGGCTTATTAACAACTCAGATGCTCTATTAGCTCTATTAGGTGTCTGTAAAGCCCAATTACTTACAGTGCCTTCAGCATTACCTTTAAGAACCTCTAGTCCTGCTGATTTGTAATCACCTTCTTTTAAATAATTTAATGTCTTTTTAAATGTAGCCACTTTTGCCTCACCCATTTGATATACCATTTCAGTTAATATACCAAAAGCTTCTGGTTTTAAAGTGAAATCTTTAGTTAATCTATAAGCACCATCTTTTGCCTTTTTAAAATCTTCTTCAAAAAAAGCATCTACTTCTTCTTGTGTGTATATAGGTTTTACTTCTCCATATATTCTATGACCGTAGCCAACAGTAAAGAAATCTTCTTTTACTTTAGAAGACATATTACCTTTGTATTCTAGTTGATATGGTTTATATTTTAAACCTTCATCTTCTTTAATACGCTCAGCAACCACGTTCATGTATTCATGGTTTCTAATATCAAGTGTATTGTTATCCATATTATATAAATCTATCCTCTTCTGGTTCTCTTCCAATGGCGCTTTCCATGAAACGTTCAAGTTCTTGGTCAAGCAAGTCTTCTTTGTGTTGGTTGTAAGACAAGATTTGGTCTCTGTCCATACGCTCCACCCAATAATTACAAGCAATAGCCAACGCATCAATTTGGTCATCATGTCTTAAAGCTCCTTTGTCTCTAGTTATCCTAGTCATCTGTCTAAATAACTGATGGTCAGGCTCTAGTTTAAAGTCTTCTTTTATAATTAAATCATCAACAACTAGCCTATGACTATTCATAATAGGCTCTAAAGTGTCAATAATACGCTTTTCTTTCTGTATATTATGTCTTACTTCCTCTATTTCACACGGGTGTATTCTAGCCATAATAGGTTTTAGTAGCTGTGTAGCCATACCATCACCAAAGTTACTCTCAATTACTACATAGTTTACGTCTTGTTGCTTAGCTATTTGAGCTAGTCTAGCCATAGTATCTTCACTATAACCACCATCTAATGAACCTATGGCAGTCAAATAAAGCACTCCATGAAGCATTTTAAGCACCGCATACGCTGTTTTGTCTTCCCCACGACCAGATGGGTCAATTGACATAACAGACCCCTCAAAAGGCGTAAACTCAGGGCTTGTGTGCATGGGTGCCACATAATAATCACCTTTTAATCCTACGTTTGGTATCTCAGGGTCAATAGCTTTCATCTGTTCTGGAGATGATGCCCATTGTATTTTAGCCGGAGCTTCTGTCCATTTAGAACAGCCTGATAACACAATTAAATCGTTTAATTTTAAAGGGTATCTATTTGCGTCAGACATTGTAGTGTCTAACATAAACTGTAAGTTAAAACCTGAACGACCATAAGATGACATACGTTCTAATAAATCTACTTCGTCAAATCTTTTTGGGTCTGTCGGTTTACCTTCTTGTCCTGTAACTTCTGCAATCATTGGAGCTATCTTATGTCCATAACCTGTTAATTGTTCTTTAGTAGGATATAAAGCTGTCCATATCTTAGTTTTAAAACCACGTTCTTCTAAGTCATTGTATAATGACATTTCTGTTTGTGGTGTTCCCAAGAATATAATTCTTCCTACCTCAGGTTTGATAATTGCATCAAATTCTTTTACTGTTTCACCTAATCTATCTCTCATTAGCTGTGTCTGAGAGTTGTTAGCACTCTCTACGTCATCAGCAATGATTAAGTCTGCACGTGAACCTGTTAATTGTCCTGTAATACCCATAGACTTAACTGAAGGTGCGTGTGAAGCTGTAGCCGGAGCTACATCAAAACTAACCTTAGAGTGTCTTTGATTGTCTCTAGGTTGTAAATGTTGTAATATAGGCATTTCACCTATTAATCTTTGTGTAAATGTACTGAAATCATCAGCCCTGCTTTTAGATGCAGATACTACAAGTATATTACGTTGTGGATTAAGTAATAATTGGTGACATACAAATGCTGAAGTAATCCAAGATTTACCTACACCTCTAAATGCTTCTATAACTAATCTTTTTTCTTTAGACTGTAGATAGTCAGCTATATCATATTGTATTGGTGTTGGTTCCGGAAGATTTAAATGCTTCCAACAAAGATATAAAAAGTTTTTAAAATTTTTAAGTTTACTATTCATCTGTATCAAAAGGTACTTCGTCTAGTATGTTATCAGGCTTCTTTTGTAAACTATCTGTACTATAAGTCTTACAAACCTCAAGACATACTTTCATTTCTGAAGCAGTCAACTCTTGTCCTGACTTTAATTTTGAATATGCGTGTTTAACCAGTAATTCAGGTAACTCTTTAATGATATTATCTAAATTATTGTGGTCTACCTTGTCTATTGTACTTTTTGAAAGTGCTTCTTTTGTTTGGTCGTTTGACATGTATTCCTTTTCTCTTCTTAGGTTTTTCTCTTACTTCAAATTCTTTAAATTTTTTTGCCATAATTATCTACTTGTTAATCTGTCCATGTGATTGTATATTCTGCCTATTTGTTTATCAATAGACATAATTTCTTCAGTTAACATACCAAGATGAACTTGTAATTCCACAATAGTCATTAATACATAAGTTGATAAACCAAGTAAAATTGTGCCTAATAAACCTATTAACATTGTATTGTGTTGTCTTTTCATAAATTATTTTTTAACTAATGAGCCACCAAAGTATAAACCAATAATAGCTGATACTAAGTTAGTATCTAATGGTGTAATAACTAAACTATTAGAAGATAGTGTTACCCATTTCATTATTTCTTTTTCAGGTATAAAGAAAAATGCAGGTTTAAATTCTAAATAACCTACAATTACACTTACATCTGGTTGAAATATTGGCATTAATTTAGGTAATAATACTATAGCAAACACAGCAGTTAATGCTATAATTCTTCTTGTCCACTGAAAACCTACATTGTCGTATTCTCTAGCTTCTTTAAAACCTTTTTGTTGTATATCAGCTCTTTGTATAAGCATTTTTTGTTCTGCTTGTTTTGCTTTTATACTTTGTGACCAGATACTCATTACTCCACCTAATATAGTAGAGCCAAGCATAGTTATCATTTCAAATGGCATATATTATAACCACCATAAAAATACAGACCATAAAATAAATGCTGTTAACATTTTTTTATCTGTATTCATTATATAAATTTTAGCTTTATTTCTCCAGTATCTTGGAGTATCTCCAAATATCATCATGCATTATCTCCTAGTTTTTCACACTTCATTGATATATAAATTTGTCTTTCTATAAATTCTTCATTTACAGCCTGACCGATTGCTAATATTGTATTATTACAATCTTCTTCTGTTTGTAATTTACCAG